AAGCGTCGCAATTAAAGCGGCGCTTAAAATATAGGCAGGTGTCGGGTTTGACGCTTACCCAGTTACCGCTCTTACTGTTTCCAGTATCTCCGCCCTGTACGGTCTGTACCTGCGTATTACTGCTATCTCCAGAGCTATCCCTGTCAAGTGGAGTAACATCTTTTAACTGTACTCCTCTGGTACTCATCTGCCTCTCGTATTGATCGGCTTGATTTCTAGTAAGTACCTTTTCTCCTGCGTGTAAGATTGCTGGGTAGTTATCGTAAGGTACACGATCCTTACCATAAGCAAAGCCTAAGGCTCCCTTTACTTTATCCACTCCAGATCCTACAAAGTCCTTAGCCTTGCTAATTGCTCCACCGATTTTATCAACAAAACCACTGATAAGATCAATAGCTCCGCTAATGGTATCTGTTACCGCTCCAATAGCCGTAGATACAGCATCCTTAATACCTCCAAAGATACTAGATACCGCATCAAATAAGCCTTGAAATACACTCTTAATGGTTTCTACGATAGTTGTAATCGTAGAGCTTGCACTGTCGAAAAATCCACAAATACTCTCCCAGATCTGAGAGATGTATGGAGCTAAGAAATTGAATACTGTTTCAATTCCTGTAAGTAGCCCATCCACCACCGTAAGGATCACATCTACTACTGCACTGATTATAGGGGCTAAGGTCTGCCATACAGTAGATACTACTGTTACTACTACAGATACAATAGTCTGGAATAATCCCATATGATTACCGATTACTGTAAGTACTTGCTGGATCACATTTCCCACAAAAGTAAAAATAGAGCTCAATGTAGGCATAATAGCTACAATCGCACCTACCACTACTGTAATGATCTGTTGGATCACTGGCATAGCTGTTACGATGATATTAGTAATAGTCTGGATCACTGGCACAATATAAGGGATGATCTGAGATACACCACTCATAATCGTACTAATTACCTGCCCTACTACAGGAGCTATCTGTTGTACCGCTGAGATAATCGGAGGGATGATAGGTAAGATCGTATTGATCGCCTGTACTATTCCATCCTTAAGCCCAGAGAACATACTAGCAATACCGCCACCGTCTACCTTTACATTAAAAAGCTGATCGAAAATAGCTTGTAATGCTCCAGTATCAATACCGATATTACCCAGCCCTGTAAAGATTGCATCCTTGATAGATGTAAGGAGTGGTAATACATTTTCCTTAATCTGAGGAGCTACCTTTTCTACCGCTGTTCCTATTGCTGTAGGCAAGTTGCTAAAAATCGTCTGGAGCATCGGTATAAAGTTACCAAAGAAAAAGGTACTTGCACTCTCTACCAATTCTCCCATATTCTTAGCTACAGCCTTACCATCCCCTACAGATAAATTACCTAACAAGTTTTTAGCTGAGGCTTTCATCATAGCAAAAGCTCCGCTAAAGGTTTCACTTGCCTCCATTGCTGTAGTTCCTGCTACGCCTAAGTTTTCCTGTATAGCGTGGATAGCGTTATACACATCTGATAAGTTATCAATATTGTATTTAACGCCTGTAAGCTGTTGAGCATCATTAAGGAGCCTTTGCATCTCCTCTTTTGTACCACCATAACCCAGCTTAAGGTTATCTAGCATCGTGTAATTTTGCTTTGCAAAGCCTTGATAAGCGTTCTGGATGGATCCCATATCAGTACCCATCTTATTAGCATTATCAGCCATATCTACCATAGCTGTATTTGCTACCTCAGCGGATTTAGCGGTATCTCCTCCTAATGAGGATAAAAGTGAGGCACTAAAGCTAGTTACCTGCTCCATGTAATCATTTGCTGATATTCCTACTGTCTGATAGGCTTTATTAGCGTTCTCTATTACCTTATCTGCATCGCCCTTAAAAAGAGTTTGTACACCTCCTGTACTTTGCTGGAGCTTTGCCCCCTCATTAAGAGCACCGCCTAATACAGCTCCTCCAGCTACCGATACAGCCACAGTAACACCCTTAGCAAGGCTCTTTAGCTTGTCCTTGATGGATCCCAGTACCTTACTAGCCCCATCTTTCACAGCTACCATAGGCTTAGATATCATTTTTCCTACATCTTTCAATGAGGATTTAATAGATCCTAACACCTTTGTAGCTCCGTCTTTGAGCTTTACAAACGGAGTAAATACTTTACTTACCGCCTTAAGTCCGCTCTTTACCTTACTAAGTACCTTTGTAGCCCCATCCTTAGCCTTTATAACAGGCGTGGCTACGATTTTCTTTACAGTAGCAAGAGCTACTCTAACCTTATTGATCCCAGCGGTGGCACCGTCTTTTATTCTTACTACAGCGGATACCGCTTTAGATCCTAGCCCCCCTAATGTATTTTTGATTTTAGAAATGCCTTGTGTTGCAAGATCTCTGATCCTTACGATCGGAGTATATGTGGTAGCAATTTCCTTAAGTCTCTGCTTGATCTTACCTACAGTAGGAGATACCATATCCTTTAAGTGGATAATTGGAGATACTGCTGTTTTCTTGATCTCTTTGATTTTTTCTACAATCTCATCAACCTTTTTACTAGCCTCATCCTGTACCTCTGCCTTAGTAAGAGCTTTCTGCTGTGATAAGTTATCAATATTTTCCCTAACGCTGTTAAGCACTTCTGTAGCCTTATCGTGTGCTGTGATAACTGGATCCGCTTTTTGCTTTCCCAGCTTTGAGATACTACTACTTGTATCGTTTATCTGCTGTGAATAGCTTTTCTGCAATTCCATATTTTTCTTAAGGGTAGCATACATATTATCTTTTAAATAAAGTTTTGCACCAAACTCTACCGCCATTTCTAAACACCTCCTTTTCTTTGAAATTTAATAAGGCGTATAGCCCCTATACTGCTATACGCCCTGTTTTATAATCTTCTTTTATTCTGTTTGCTAACTTTCTCAGCTCCGCCCCTCTTTTCTGAGGTGGTAACTCATAGATCTTTTTTACCTCCTCATCGTAATAAAAGAGGAATGATCCTACTACTCCCTCTGTAAGATCTACCAGATCTAAGCGGAGCTCCTTATATTCCAGATCATTTATACCGTCCATAGTTTTTAGTCTCTCTAATTTTTACCAGCCCTGCAAGATACTCGTCATGACTCATTAAATCATCATTTGATTTAACGCTTTCTCCTACCTCTTCTGCTCTACTTACTTTCTGCACTGGAGGAGGTGTAATACCTAAGGCTCTTAATGTCTCTGGATCTGCACTAAGGAGCTCCTCTCTCTTAGTTCTTAATCTCTCAGCCTCAATGAGCTCTTTATTATCTGTTTCCCAATCTTCCTTAAGTTTTTCATATTTACGAAGTCTTTTTGTAGCCTCGCTAAGGTTATCTCTCGCTGTCTTATATTCTTCTGACCACAGATAGTTAGATAACTCTCTACTAATCCACTCGCCCCTAGATCTCTCAGAAAAATAACCTCTATCTACCAGATCATCAAACTGTTTATTAAGTTTTACTCTGTAGCTATTCTGTAAATTTTCTGGCACATCTTTATATTTTGCAATATCACTATTTGCTTTTGCAATTTCTCTAATAAAATCGCCGTATGTATGAGGCTCTTTTCTTCTTTCCCCCTCAACCTGTGCAATAATACGCTCCCTGTGTGCCTCCAACTTAGTAGTAAGTCCTTTAAAAGCTGTATCATTCATCCACTGAGCCATACTACCTGGGGCAATTCCAGAGGCTCTATCTGCCTCGTACCTTTTTCTCAATTTGTAATCTTCTGGATGTTCCATTTTTTTACCTGCCTTTCTGTAATAAATAGTTTCCGCAACTAGAGGCGGTTATCATCATACTAGGTCTACCTCTTTTACCTGTCTGGGGATACTCAGCTATCAGATCTCCACGCTTTATCATGTTTGTAACTGTCCGCCTTGTCACTCCCAGCATATCCATAACTACCTCTACTGATAATAGCTCCATACTTTCCACCTCCTGCTCTCATAAGTAAGGGCACATTTTAAGGAAAAATATGCATATTTTATGGAAAATTTTTCAAAAAAAAAAGAACCCAGATCACTAAAGATCTGAGCTCTCTTTCTTAAGTTTCTTTTCCCTGTAAAACCCTCTAAATTACACAGTATTTATTTTACAAAAATAAAGATAAGGTTGTTTCTGTATTTAGTATTATACCTCTAAAAGCCTTATTTTACAAGGAATTTCTAGCCTCATAAGTGAGTTAGATATTACCACTAAAGCCTCCTCCTGCATCCGTTTTTACCTCTATCCCTACCTCCAGCATTTGAGACATACTAAGAGAGGAAAATGGTAGCTCCATCTGTACTCTCCTATGCTCCTGCTCTGGAGTTTCGTAAAATCTCTCTAATTTTTTCTTTTTAGAATTTGATTTATCTAAATAATAAGGATCGTGCTCTCTTAACCAGAGATCCGCTTGATCCTCCTCTCTCCTGTTACCTATCATCTTTTTACCTCACTAAAAGCCCTTATACATTTCCTTAGATTATAAGGTAGAGGATGTAAAGAGCCTCTTGGCTCTTATTACCCTCTACTCTTTTCTTTTATACAATCTAATATATTGGTATTCATTTTGGATATACCGCACCCTCTTTTAGTATACCCATTTTGAATATAGGTCTATATCCATTTTGAATATAGGGTTATATTCATTTTGAACATAGCTCTATATTCATTTTGGATATACCCTATTACTGTGCATTGCATTTTACAATTTTGTTAAATGGAATTACTGTTTATGATGTTTTCTAAAATATTCCTGTGGCTTAAAATCTCCCTCTTTACTGTAGTCATTCCATCCAGTAGGCTTTAACTCATTGTGCCTTAGTTGCGTAAGTTGGTCTATTTTTATCTCTGGGTATTCCTCTATCAGCTCCTCTAAGATTTCTGCATTTACTCTGTATTGCTTTCCAGCAACATTTCCTCTTTCTCCCTCGCTCTTTTCTTCTATTGCTTGTGATAATACCTCTATCTGGATCAGATTACTTTCCTCTAATAGCTTTAGATTTCTTATCAAAGTACTTTTAGGAACCCCTGTTACATCTTCCATTGTTTTATAGCTCATGTTACAACATCCGTTTTTTCCGTGGGAAAATCTAAAAATAAGTGCATACAGATCCTTAGCTACTCCTGCTAAAGGCTCCATTTTAATTCCACCCTTAACAACTTTTTTTGTTTTTAGTTTGCTCATCCAATAATACACTGTGTAAAAATTTGTATAATCCATCGCCATTACTTTTCCCTCCTTACAGCTCTTAAGTGAGGGATCTTAGTATTATTGATCTCCTCCACCTCTTTTTTAAGGTATCCTTGTTTTACCATGCTACCAACCAGCCTTATTAAGGAGTTAATCTCCATCCCTGTAAAATCTGCTAAATACCTGTAGCCTCCAGAGTACTCTCCAGCATCATATACAATAGCGTACACTACTAAGGCGTTACCCTTTAGCCCCTCCTGTGCCATCCAGCTATACAGCTTTATCTCCTCATTTCCTGTTATCTGTTTTCTCATCGTGCTCCTCCTTGCTTTCTGATACGAAAAAGAGAGAGGTAAGGCTCATTTACCTTAACCTCTCTCCAGATCGGAAAGAATTACATAGCATCGAATATTGAAAACTAAAGGCTATCATGTTATAATAGCCCCTAGAAAATGTCAGTTGCTTATACGCGGTTATGGTATCTGGTTTACCTTAATCCCTGTGTAGTACTGCCAATACTTTACAGGATCTGATATAGCATCTCTTAGGAGGTGCTTTTTTCTTTACCCTCTCTAGGTTCCCCTCTATTATATCTATACCCCTATCATTTTGCAAGTATCTATTGTGCATTTTCAACAAGTTATACACCTCCTATATAATATATTATTGTGCATTTATTATATAACCCTTATATAAAATACCTCTAAAATCAATTTTAAGAGGCTTTACTCTCATCCCCTTACACTTATCCATATAAACATATAAAACGCCTACAGGAGGCACAGCGGAGCCCACAGATGCAATACTAAAGGAGCTAACCCACACTCCAACGGATCAGCTCCCATATATCAGCAATTTTCTATTAAAAATCGGCTCCATGCTACAGCATCATCCTCCCCATACAGCATACTGTTAGCCTCTCTGTATGGGATCCTGTAATCAGCTTTAGGATCATCCTCCATTAAAAGGTATTTCCTGCTAAGCTCTCTCGCCTCGTTTTGGAGGTGGTGCCTAAACTGGTGGATAAATGCCTCCAGCTCTGGATCTGCTAAGTAGATCTCCTTAGTTTGGAGTACATAGCTGTTATCCCTTACCCCACAGGTAATAACAGGGATCCTAACCATGTACACCTCCGCTAACTCTGTATCCAGCTCTCTTATCAGCTCCAGCCTCTTTCTAGGATCTGCCTGTTTATATCCCTTTGCTAAGGTATTCGCTACAGGCTCCAGAGCCTTACACTCCTTATAGAGGCTCTTATAGAGCTCCACTCTCTCCTCTATCGTCATTCTCTACGCCTCCTGTGCCTGTAGGTTAAAAGTAATATCATTTAGGCTCATACCGTACAACATGGACAAACTAAAGCCCTGTGCCATCTCTGGAGATCTCTCTCCTGCCTCCCAGCTCTTAACAAGCTCTACAGATACTCCCATCTGCTCAGCTACAAACTCTACACTAACTCCAGCCTTTTCTCTTGCCTGTCTTAAATTTAATTTACTCATCGTACATATCCTCCTTTAGTTTTTATCTATCTAAACAGCCATACTATAAGCTGTATAGTTCTTACGGATCCGCTTGATCCTCCATGTGATACTAGAATTTGCTACATGAAAAGCCTTTGCACAATCTGAGAGGCTGTATCCCATGAGGAGGAGTGTAACCATGTAGCGATCCTTAGCCTCCAGCCCCTCTAAGTACTCATCTACCTCTATCTGTGAAAACCTATCACAATCTAAGCCTCTTACATCGTCTTTATGGATTTCTACCAGTTCCTCATAACTGGCTGGATCCATACCGTTATATCTTTTCTGACAAGTTACCTCATTGTAGAGGCGGTTTAAGTGCTGGCGTACAAATACCTTAAGAGCTGTGGTAAAAGTAACGCCTCTGGTAGGATCAAAGTTATCTACCGCCTTTATAAGAGCTATGTAGCTCTCACTGAGGAGATCCTCTATCTCATACTTAGGGATCCTGTAATCCATAACGATAATGTGTAAGAGCCCTGTATTTTTCTCCAGTAATGCTCTAAATAAATCCTCATTGTGAGTAGTCTGGTACTCTTTAACCAGATCCTCATTAGTTCGCTCCTGTAATTTCCTGTATTCCTGCATATCCTTTACCTCCTGTCCGTATATGTCATACATATATCTTTGTATCTGCATTTTAGTATATGTCATACATATATGTCAAGTGTTTTCTCCTCAAAGTTGAGTTAAAATTTTTATTTTCGCTTTGATTATGTTATAATAGGGGAAATATATAAAGGAGCTGTTTCTATGGGAGGCAAGTATACAGAGGCACAAAAAAAGGCTACTGCAAAATATCAAAAAGAAAATACTGAGATGGTTAGCTTTAGAGTACCTAAGGGAAAAAAAGCAGAATATAAAGCCCTAGCAGGTAAAACAGGAAAGAGCCTCAGCTCTTTAATAATTGATATGCTGGAGGAAAAGCTAAAGGAGGAGCACTAAGCCCCTCCTAATTTTTTGCTATTTTTCTTTATGTAATTTATCTTTGATCTCCAGCCCCACCAGTACCGCTAAAAGGATCACAGTAATATACTCTATCCAGTTAGGGCTCCTCTGAGGCTCTGTAGTGCTTTCTGGAGTATTTACAGTACTTACCTCATTAACTGGCTGTATCTGGCTCTCCTGCCCCTCTGAGGCTGATATAGAAATATTATAGCTATCTCCTGTAATCTCCAGCTTTACATCTACGCCCTTAGCCTCAATATTGATATTCTTATCAGCTATAGAAGTAGTCTCTGGAGCCTCTGGAGTGGCTGTATTTGAGCCTTTAGCCTCTGGAGTGGATACAGTTACAGGTACCGTAACATTTACAGGCTGTGAGGCATTTGTGGAGGCTGTGGCTGGCTCCTGCTTATCCTGTTGATAGTAATTATTTACAGTAGAGCTATTATTACTGTTTTCCATTCTGGAGCTCTCACTCCTGCTATTGTCCGTATTACTCACAGAGGAGGTGTTTGTAGTATTTCCTCCTACTGAGGAGCTATTGCTAGTAGTGCTGTTATGCTGGCTGTTGTCTGTAGTACTATGATC